CTTAGACATTAGTAACCTGGCGGATTACGAAGTCTATAAAATATTACCCATTTTGGGTACGCCATCAGTATTCAGTTTCTTTACGAGACGGAATCCCAATGTTTGTATGGTAACATGTAGCACTGTGACAGGTGTTATATGTTATTGACTAAAAGTGGACATGTTCACTTTGTGATTATTTCATGATAGGTGTGAGAACCTTGTCGTCAAGAGCCGACGATTAAAATGAAAGAAAGCATAGCTGAACCTCTGAGTCATAAGTAGGTCATGCTCGAACCATTGAAATTTGCCCAGGAGTCGCCTACCCTAGAGGAGGTCATGTAGATCGGGAGAGCTTGATGTAATTCGATGCGCTGTATGAACGGGATGAAATCTCGTTTAGGAAAAGTGGTAGCCTGTTGTCATAACCACAATACAAAAATAATGATAAACACACTCTCAACAAACCCAAAAGTATTCTATTACATAAACGTTTAGTGTGTCTTGGCCCTGTTCGTGAAAAGTATTTTCTTAGTCAAAAGAGAATTCAGAGTAACTTGCAGTCATGTCTTCAGAAGTCGATATGAAAACCTTCCGCAGAAATCAATTCAACAAGAAGCGCAGTTCTGCTCACCACGCGGAGGTGAAATCACGCAGAGCTGAGAAGTCTAAAAAGTCTTCTCAACAGCGCAAGGGTGTTCCAAGTGGACAACCCAGCTCCAATCTGACTAAAAAGTTTGCTGGAGTTAAACACCAAGCCGGATTCTTCGATATGAATTTCTTCATTCGGAGATTGGCAGCCCAAAAGGGCCTCGAGCTTAGCAGTGATGCAGCTCGAATCATCGAAGGGTTGGGATTATTATATCTCAATCTTTCAGAGGCCACTTCCTGCACACAAGTTGTGTCAGGATTTGGCCTATATATTCGCGACTTTTTTCCCAAGAGCATGTGTGAGGAACTTCTTACATATGTCTCAAAGGTTTTGGATTCTCCGTTGACTAAACAGTCCTCAGAGAAACCAGATTGGTTGTCGAATATTCGGAAAGCCAAAGATCATTGGCGCACCATCATTGATTGTGAAGGATTTCAAAAGATTTCACATCTCTTGAGTCTTGCACTTGGTGCTGGTCTTTGTCACGCAGCTGATATTCAGTTTTCAGTTGCGGGCATTGAACTATTTTCCGTTGGTGCTTACAAAAAGCACTGTGATGCTATATCCTTGATTGATGCATTGGTTGATACTCTCTACTATTTTGTGGAGGGTGGATACCAGTGTTTCAAGACAGGATCATTGCGTCCACTTCTCTATGCCGATTCTGAAGCTATGGAGCTAGAAGATACTTTCTTCGATACTCTTGATAAGGCCCAATATGCCCGTACAGGGGATCTGGAGTCGAAGTTTCAGATGGATGAGAATGATCTTGACAAACAGTTTTTGGATGTTATTGACCGTCATCGAATGATTGGTCTTTCGTGTTCGAAGATGGAACTCAAGATTGTACTTCGTCGTCGAATGGAAGAGCTGCAAAGAGCTCATCTTGATTTTTCGCAACGAAGAAATCTCTGTGCATTGCGTG